CAAAATAACCCAAAGCGAGATGAGCACCATTCAGCGACTGTTGGCGGGTGGAGATGCAGAGGCCAGGGCCATGGTGCGCAATATCGTCTATGAGAAGATGCAAGAGGACCAGTTGACAAACCAATAGCAGGCCACCTATAAAGAAGGTGGCTACCGCCACCTCCTAGTTACGTGTGTTTTTGGGAACCCCCACCTGTAGTGGGGGTTCTTTTTTTTACCCTTCCGCCTCTAGCGTCTGAGCCGCAACGGCCATGCAGATGGCTTCTGCAACATGCTCCCTGGTAGCCATCTTGGTTTCGGCATCGCCGGTCAGCTCGAAGGCTGTACGCATCGCGTACTGTTTAGCCTCTTTGCGCTTCAGCTTTGGCCAGCCCAAGGCCCTGCGCCATTGCGTAGCAGGGCACTTGATTACCGTGCTGTACTGGGGCAAGCCCCCGCGCAAGATGCCAAGGATAAGCCCCGCCCGAAACGCTACCGCCACGCCGGCCCCAAAGCGCCCCTGAAAGGCGCTCTCAAGCACAAGGGTCACAGGTTCATCCAAGCCGAGTATCTCCGCCAGAATCGAATCTGCGGCCTTCTCGGCCTCGCCTTGCCCCCACGCCACCGGCTTACCATTGACGGCCACGCACCAGCCTGTGATGCGCCCGGGGTCAACCCCGATAGAAACTGCATTGATTAGGTCGACCTGTTTCGTCAAAACGGACTCGCTTTCTTGGGTTCTTCAAGCTTGGGTGTGTCGGCGTACATCTTCTTCCCGATGGCCGCCCAAGCCTTTTTGTACTTTGAGATGTTCAGCAGATTCTCCCAAATCTCTTCTGCCTGACGCAACGTGTCATCACTGGCAAAGTGGCAGGTTACTGGCCGACCGTCTGTGGGAACGTGAATCAACAGAGCATATTTAGGCGTTTCGTCGTAAAGTATACCGTAAGCCGCCATCTGGATGATGGCTTCAGCGTGTGGTGAACCTGTCTTAATGTCGGCAACGATTAGCTCGCCATTCGGGTCACGCAAGAACAAATCGCACGTACCGGCAAAGCCAGCATCGTCATCCTGCATGGCAACCTCAGCATCGACAACCTCCCAGCCGTCCGCCTCGCGACCTTTCCACCATTCGTTCCAAACCTCCAACGCCTGCATGGCCTTAACCTGCAAATCCTCTGGGGACTCGCAGAATTCTTGCGTCTCCTTCCATGGCACGTTGGTCAACTCGCATTCAATCAGGTGATGCGCCAGCGTACCGGCATCAGCCTTCGGGTTTCGCACTTCGTTGATCGTCTGCCCTTGGCGGCCAATCTTGTTGGCCCAGCCCATCAGGACTTCACGGTTCCAACCAAGGCCACCGAGGATTTCGGTGACGCTGGGCAGCTTGTTGCCTTTGGCGTCAAGGTATTTGCGCCTAGTTTTTTTCGGAATGCTCCAACTCATCTTCCACTACCTCCATAAGTTTTACAAACACCCGAGGCCCATCGACCCCGAGGATTCGCATTAGGTTCTGTGCGTTTTCGTTGCTTGGCCAAGACTTGCCCAGCTCCCACTGAGCAATCGTCTGGTGCGAAACACCAAGCACTTGGCCAATCTCCGTTTGCGACTTGTTGTGTTGTACTCGTACCGCCTTAAGGCGATCCGGCCGAAAAAGCCGGATGTCGCCTCTTAGCAGGTAACCGATAAAACGGTCATCCATTAGGTAGCCTCGTGTAGAACCACGCTGGACGACCAGCGCCTCCCTGCCTGATTAGCTCGCGCTGCACCTTGCCTTCTTCCAAGAGCTTCTTGAGAGCAAGCTTTGTGGTTGACACGCCAACTTCTGCCCTGCTGGCGACTTCCTCCACCCGCAGGGCGTGGTCGACCATCAGTTCCTCGTAGATATCATCTATCGCTCTTGCCATCACTTACCCCCGAGGAACTGTGGTGCAGAAACAACTTTGCCGCGCTTGTACGCCTTGACCTCGTTCTTAGGCTCGTAGCCGTTACCGCCCTTCGACATGCCAATACGAGCAACGCACTCTGCGCCAACCAGATCGCTAGGCTTCTGTGCACGACCGCCCGTGACCTCGATGAGCGTCTTCAGTTTGCGCAGAGCAATCTGCTGTGCCATTTCGTTACGGTGCACAACTGACAAGCCATCGTACAGCGTGCGCCCACGGAACTGGCCATCCAGCAGCCGCACCTTAAAGCTCAGACGTTTGCCGTGGCCATCGGCGTGCGGCTTGGCCTCCGCGCTTTCAATGATTACGTTGTACTCCCCGTCGGGAATGTCAGAGTAGTCGTCAAGCGTGACTTCCTCAAGGTTCAGGCTGCCAAAGTCAAAATCATTTTCATTATCTGCGAACATGCTCACTCTCCTTTAATTTTGCTGACCACGGCTCCGAGGTCAGCGGGTTCGTATTGTTCCAAGCGACCACTGCGGTCCTTGGCGTCTGACGTAGGCTCCGGTGCTGTTTGCAGCATCCGAATGATCTCTCCACTGTCACGGTCTTTGCCGACTGCCAGCCGGAATATTTCATCAAACAGATACGGAATCTGGTTCGATAGTTTGGCCCCAGGCATTGACAGGACTTCCATCAGCCTGCCCGTGCCCTCGTCCTTCACGCGCTCCGCCTTGGCCGACATATAGACGTTGATGGGCAGTTCACGAAATGCACGGCAGACGGCCATCATTTGGTCCACTAGCGTGCCGTAAGCTTTGCGAGGGTCTGGTGTCTTGGCTTTCTCAGCAGCCAACACCAACTCCGCAATCTCGCTTAGACTATCGACTGCAACCCAGTCATAATTGTGACCGCCCTTGGCAAGCACACCATGCACTGCACGCAAGTCATCCACGGTGGCCACCTCTGCCACATCGGCATCGAAACCCCGCAGGGACAGTAAGCCTGCTTCCGCGCTGACAACCAGAACACGCCCTGGCAAAGTTTTAATCAGGCTGGTCTTGCCAGCCCCCGCCTGTCCGTAAACCACAATGTTTAGCGTGGCTTCTTGCAGGCGTTCCTGTAAATTGACGATTTTCATCCGTCACCTCCTGCAACATAAATAGGAGGCAACCACACAAAATGTCAACCGGCCGGTTGCGTTTTTTGCAAATGACCTCTAAATATAAGACATGAAACTACGATGGTACCAAGAAGAGGCGGTTGCCAAGATCAAGGCCTACTGGGCTGGCGGTGGCGGCAACCAGCTAATCGAAGCTCCTACAGGTAGCGGCAAGTCCGCAATCCTTGGCGCAGTGTGTCAATGGGTGGCTGGCGAGCATAACGGCAGGGTTGCAGTTATTACACATCGCAAGGAGCTTATCGCTCAGGATGCAGAGGCCATCCGGCGTGTGTGGGCTGAGGCCGATGTGGGCATCTATAGTGCAGGCTTGGGCAAGAAGCAGATTCGCAAGGTCACGGTGGGTGGCGTCCAGAGCCTATACCGCAAGCCTGCGGTGCTTGGCCACATTGACGTGCTTATCATTGACGAAGCGCATTTGGTGTCGCCAAAGTCTAATGGGCAGTATGGTAAGCTTATCAGCGCGCTTAGGGACAAAAACCCGCACATTCGTATCTTGGGGCTTTCAGCCACGCCCTACCGTCTAGGCCAAGGCATGCTGACGCAAGGTAAGGATCGATTGTTCGATTCGATTACCTACCGCATCGACGTTAAGCGTTTGATCGCCGAGGGCTTCCTGAGTCCGATGCTCCCAGGCCGAGCGACCGCAGCCATTGACCTAGCCGGCGTTCGTACAAGCCAAGGCGAATATGTCGCCAAGGACTTGGAGTTGGCAGCAGACGTTGACGCTGTCACCGACGCCGTAGTTGCAGACCTCGTAGGCAGCAAGCGCCAGCACTGCCTCGTTTTCGGTTGCGGCGTTGAGCATGCGGCGCACCTGCGCAACGCAATCCGCATGGCCGGCGTAAGTTGCGAAATGGTGACCGGTGCTACCCCTGCCGGTGAACGCTCAAGGTTTCTCAAGGCTTACAAGGATGGCAACCTGAGATGCCTAGTTAACTGCGATGTTTTAACCACAGGCTTTGACGCCCCGCAGACCGATGCGCTTTTTGTAGTGCGAGCAACGCAGAGCCCGAGCCTCTGGGTGCAGGTTGTGGGCCGAGGCATGAGAATCGCCCAGCATAAAACGGACTGCCTAGTTTACGACTACGGCGGCAACACGGCGCGTCATGGCCCCATTGACGACATCCGCATAAAGACACCGCAGCCGAGTAACGACCGGAATGTGCCGTTAAAGGTGTGCCCCTCATGCTATGCTGAAGTGTTTGTCAGCAAGCGGTTGTGTGAGCATTGCAATCATGAATTCCCGCCACCGACCAAGACGCGAAAGGCCAATATTGAGGCGTCAAGCTTGGACATTATCAGCAAGCAGCCGCAAGTCATTGAAATCGATGAGAGAAAAATCTGCGAATATTTTTCTCAGCGAACTGAGCAAAAAATGTTGCGCGTTGATTATTTTAACCATAAAAGCATCCAAGCGGTTGCAAGCGAGTTCATCTGCTTGGAGCACACCGGCAGGGCGAGGCACATGGCCGAGCGCTGGTGGGAGTTGCATACTAGGGGGATGGTAACGCCAACGACCGTGGCAGACGCACTAGACAAGCTTTCGTTCCTACGGGAACCAAAAACCATACGGGTGAGACAAGATGGCAAATACGCCCGAGTAATCGCTTGGGGATTTGAAAAGGAGGGGATGGCCGATGACGAAGAAGTACCGTTCTGAAACTGAATGGCTGGCGGCTTGCGAGCCGCTGGTAGCAAAGCTGGCAAAGAAGTGGGGCCGGCACTGGGCCGACGAATATGCGCAAGAGTTGCGCATGCGTGTTATTGAGGCTTACAGGTCTTACGACGACACAAGAGAAATGAGCTTGAAGAACTGGACGTGGTTGCTGTGCAAGGATGGCCACATGCAGCAAAAGCATCTGGAAATGCACTACGCCATGGGCAAACGTGCATCGAGAGAACATGTGCAGCACGCAGACCTAGACGACGACGAGCAGAATTTGCAGTTGGCTGCCGAGTCGCCAGACCCCGACCAATCACTCTTGCTTGACGCTGTGCGTCGAGAGGTGGCTATCTTACTGGCCGAGCGAAATACGGCCAAGAGCATTAGCTTGGGAGACATGCTGGTGCGTTTGGCAGCGTCCGATCATGGCGACCTGACTGAGGTAGCCAAGAGTCAGGGTGTATCGAAAGAAGCAGTGCGTGCAACGAGGGCACGCATGCTGGCGGCATTGAAAGAAAGACTAGAGGTGGAAGCATGAACAAACCAGAATTAGGTATCGAAGACAGCGCACTGCTTAAGTGCCTACAAATAGAGATAGGAGACTGGCAACGCCGTCAGTTTCCTGACGCTGAACTAAAGGGGGCTGGCAACCATCTTGTCAAAGAATGCGCTGAAGCCGCTGAAGAGCTTGCAGACGTGTTCTTCTTGGCCACGCA